ACTTACATGGTCAATATATAATGGAACGATATAGTCAGGGTCAAAATGGTCGTGGTAAAACAAAAGAACCAGAATTTAAATTTGAACCACCCAAATTCAATCCCAAGCCAACTACCATTGAATTACCCTCTATAGGCTCTCTTACACGCACTCACCACGCCCGTTTATTCTATGAAGGTAGGAAGATGCCTAATTCTTTCTTAGATAGAGTTTTCTATGCAGAAGACTTTAGAGAGTGGGCAGTATCAGTATCCGAAATAGATTATTCTAATTTGGGTAAAGAAGAACCAAGAATGGTTATCCCATTTTTTGATACAGAAGGAAAATTAATTGCCGCTCAAGGTAGAGCTCTAGGAAGTCACGAACTCCGATATATTACTATCAAGGTTACTGAAGACAGCCCTAAAGTTTATGGGTTGGAACGATGGAAATCAGAGGAACATACATATATTGTAGAGGGTCCAATTGACTCAATGTTCCTTCCAAATTGTCTAGCGGTCGCTGGAGGTGATCTTCAATCGATAAACATTGATAAGAAACGGTGTGTATTAATATTCGATAATGAACCAAGAAATGAACATACTGTTAAAAAATTGATGAAGGCTATAACCGATAAATGGTCTGTTGTCATTTGGCCAAAAAGAAAAAAATTTAAAGATATTAATGATTTAGTTATGAGTGGTATGTCAACCGATGAAATTCTTGAAATGATAAATAAAACTACTATGAAGGGATTGGAAGCGGATTGGGCAGCCAGAGAGTGGAGAAATGTCCATTGATTTAGATTATAAAGGAAATAAACTACTAGAAGAAACGAAGCTTCATGAACACGGATTTGTAAAATTACTCGATGTCATGGGCAATGATGAAGAAGTAGAAAACGCCGCACGTATTAGTTATGGAGAAGGAACAAGAAAGGTAAGTCAGACGCGTAACCTTATACGCTACCTAATGAGACATAAACACACCTCACCCTTTGAGATGTGTGAAGTCAAGTTCCATATTAAATTACCCATCTTTGTTATGCGCCAGTTAGTCCGTCATAGGACGGCAAACCTGAACGAGTACTCTGGGCGGTACTCTGTCATGTCAGATGACTTTTATTTTCCAAAGGGGAGAGAATTAAAACCTCAATCAACGACAAATAAACAAGGTAGAGAAGAAGGTGAGTTACATAATCCAGGTGAAATTGAATTTGAAATATTTCGTATTTTCGATGGAGCAACTAACGCCTATAAAAATCTACTAGATTGGAATTTATCAAGAGAGCTCGCAAGAATAGTGCTCCCTGTGTCGAACTATACCGAAGTAATATGGAAGATAGATCTACATAATTTTTTCAAGTTTTATCAATTAAGGGGTGATGATCATGCTCAACAAGAAATACAAGATTATGCGGATGCAATGTATCATTTGGTATATCCACATTTTCCTATATGTTGTGAAGCATTTTCGGATTATGTATTAAATGCAGTTACATTTTCAGAACAGGAAATGTATGTTATTAAAGAACTTTTAGAAGATGCAGATACAAAATCAGCAATATCGCAGTGTATGGCTGATTATGAAGGATTTAATTTAGGGAAAAGAGAAACAGAAGAATTTTTAGAAAAAATAAGAAGATAGAAAGAAGAAATCATGCTACCTACTGAATACCAACAGTTTATTCATTTATCGAGATATGCAAGATGGGATTATGAAAAAGGAAGAAGAGAAACATGGCACGAAACAATTGAAAGATATTTTGACTTTTTTACACAACATTTAGAAAAAAATCATAAATTCCGACTTGAAAATGGTGAAAGAGTAGGATTAGAAAACGCCGTTAAAGAACTTAAGGTCATGCCATCCATGAGATGTTTAATGACGGCCGGCCCAGCACTAGAAAAAGAGAATATTGCGGGCTATAATTGTGCTTTTGTGAAAATAGATAATGTTAGGTCGTTTGATGAAATTCTCTATGTATTGATGAATGGAACAGGAGTCGGTTTTTCAGTAGAGGAAAATTATGTGAAACAACTACCATTGGTTCCTGAACAGCTGTATGCAACTGAAACTACCATCGTAGTTGCAGATTCTAAATTGGGGTGGGCAAGAGCTTTTAAAGAATTGATATCTTTACTATATGGTGGACATATACCAAAGTGGGATGTGTCTAAGGTAAGGGAGGCCGGTGCACCATTAAAAACTTTCGGAGGAAGGGCTTCAGGTCCTGCTCCTTTAGTAGACTTATTTAATTTTACTGTAGCTACATTTAGTACTGCAGTAGGAAGAAAACTGAAACCAATAGAGGCACATGATATCGTATGTAAAACAGCGGAAATTGTTGTCGTGGGCGGTGTCAGGCGTAGTGCTCTTATCAGTCTATCTGACCTTAATGATCGTGAAATGCGATTTGCCAAATCAGGACAATGGTGGGAAAAAGATGTACAACGTGCATTAGCGAACAATTCAGTTAATTATAAAGAAAAGCCTGATGCAGGAACTTTCATGCGAGAGTGGTTATCTCTCTATGATTCCAAATCAGGAGAACGTGGTATTTACAATGGGTTAGCAAGTAAATATCACGTAAATGACCTAAATAATAGAGAAAAGGACAAACATGGCACATACATTCAGAGAAGAGTGGCGCGAGACGATTTCGGCACAAATCCTTGCAGCGAAATCATTTTACGATCCAGAGAATTCTGCAACCTATCCGAAGTCGTCATCAGACACAACGACACTAGGGAATCTCTCAGAGACAAAGTTAGGATTGCAACTATCCTTGGCACATTCCAATCTACTCTCACCAATTTCAAGTACCTCTCTAAAGAGTGGCAAAGAAATTGTGAAGAAGAACGATTATTGGGAGTTAGCCTCACCGGAATTATGGACTCTCCCCTGACTAATGGTACAAAGGATACGATAAAGAAATTATTAAATGAATTAAGAGAAGTAGCAGTAAAAACTAACATAGAATATGCAGAGAAATTAGGAATTCCACGTAGTGCATCTATTACGTGTGTGAAACCCTCTGGAACTGTTTCACAGCTAGTTGATTCCGCTTCTGGTATTCATGCCCGCCATAATCCTTACTATATTAGAACAGTAAGAGCAGATAATAAAGATCCATTATGTAAGATGATGAAGGCCGAAGGTTTTCCGAATGAGCCTGATGTTACAAAGCCTGATCATACGACTGTCTTTTCATTTCCGGCAAAAAGTCCCAAAGGGGCAATTTGTAGAAAAGATATGACTGCATGGAAGCAGTTATCACTATGGCACACCTACGCAGAAGAATGGTGTGAACATAAACCTAGTGTGACCGTATCTGTCAAGGAAGATGAATGGGTAAACACTTCCGCTTGGGTATATGATAATTTTGATGACATTAGTGGTATTAGTTTTTTACCATTTAGTGATCACACATATAAACAAGCACCATATCAAGATTGTACTGAAGATGAGTACAATGAATTAAAAAACAAAATGCCGAAGAAAGTTAATTGGTCATCTTTGGCAGATTATGAAACTCAAGATTATACTAGTGCTAGTCAAGAGTTTGCGTGTACTTCAGAGAAAGGTTGCGAAATTGTTGATATTTCTCCGCAAGTTACACCATAGAGAATGACTATCAATAATCAAGACATTTAGCTGGAGTAAATATGCCAATAAATCTCAAGGACAAATTTGGTTTATGGTTAGATGATGTAAAAGACAAAATTTTCAATGTCTTTGGTCGCGACAAGACAGAAAAAGAAGATTTATACGAAACTAGATGGGTGTGGTATCATACTCTATTAGTTGTAGAATTGTTTATAATAATCCTTTTATTGTGGTATATAGCGATATGAAAAAAATTTATATAATGTTCATTATTGTATTTTCATTTATGACATATAATATTTGGGCACAAGATGTCGGTGATGATGAGTGGCCTAGTGGAGTTATTTTTGATACTATCCATGTGTGTTACAATGGAACACTAAGATGGGTAGCAATGGGAAATCCTAACCTTTTGAATCAGGCACCCCCTTATCAGATTTCACGTATAATGACCGTTCATTGTTTTTGTGTATTAGATAAAATTAGAATAAAATTTAAATACAAAGCTTATGTTGATTACATCCAAAGTGATTCTAAAACAGCGCCTGTAATTATTCCAAGATTGTTTATGGAAAAGGCTATAGAGTGCATAAGAGATTTTGGTACTTTGGGGGGATTAGTAATATTAGATGAAGAAACAATAAAAGGATATAAAGATTATGTAGGTTCGAATGATAATGAAACAGAAACAATTGGTGGTTACAAACTTTCAAAAGAAAAAAACCAAAAAGAGGAGCCGGACAATGGTTCTGGGGAATCAGACTCAATACCAGAGCAACCGAATGAACCAATAGAAGAAGAGGTGCCTCAAATAAACTTTTAACAAGGAAAAAATGGGAAAGTTAATACGATTCTTTTTGTTATGCTTTTCTATATTAGTATTCTTTAGTGCATCGGTACAAGCCATCACTAAAGAAGTTATTGAAAATGTGAAACAATCGATAGTTCTACTATCTTCAAATACAAAAGCAAAACCGGGATTTAAAGATCAAAACGCTTTATGTGCTGGATCAGTCATCAATGAAAAGGGTCACATATTAACCAATTTTCATTGTGTATATAAACAAAAAACAATCCATGTATATTATTGGGATGATGATGACTGGCATGAATATAATGTAAAAATTATTGGTGAAGATCCATTAGGTGATCTAGCTTTGCTTGAAGTAATTGGACAAGATAGGAAAATCCCTCACTTAAAATTTGCCAATAGAGAAGATATACATACAGGAGCTGAAGTATTTGCCTTTGGTCATCCTATGGGTATGGCATGGAGTCTATCAAAAGGGATTATTTCTAGTACAAACAGATATGCAAGACATCCGTATATCAAAGCTATACAAATCGATGCTGCTATAAATAAAGGAAATTCTGGAGGACCTGTAATTAACTCTAAAGGGGAAATTGTGGGTGTAGCTTCTTTATTAGTATCCAGAACAACTCAAAATGCAGGAGTTGGAATAGCAATTAGAGGTGATGTGGCAAAGAAGTCACTTGCTGTAATGTTGGAATTAGGTAAAGTGGATCGCCCAGCAATAGGAGTTTCAATTATTCCTTTGTGGGGAAAGACTGGACAAAGAGAAAAAATATTAAAGGATAATCCAGACATAAAACATTCAATACCTAATACTTATGGTTTGCTGATAAGTAAAGGTGAACCTCTTAAACCAATACCAAAAGGATTAAAACCGTGGGATACAATTATAGGAATTAATGATGTTCTCATTAACAATGATGTTGAATTTGCTGAAGAATTGCAAAAAAATAAAATTGGACAGACCATCACCGTTAGTATTCTTAGAGATAAAAGGTTTATGAGAATAGACAATATTACTTTAAAGACACTTCCTATACCCACAGACTTATTGTATGGGGATTTGCTAAAGCCAACATTACCAAAGAAATAAGGCAGGAGATGGAACTATGCCAGTAAATATAGTCTGGGAAGATGGAGATGCTACAGTATCTATATTATGTGATGGATGTGATAAGGAATATGAAATTTTAGTAAAAGACACTACAGGGTTAGAATTATGTTCCTTTTGTGGACATTACCTTGAAGTGGATAGTGAAACAGGAGAAACTGATGAAACAGAAGAAGATAGCTGGGATTGATTATTCATTAACTTCACCTGCAATATGTGTATATAAGGAAGAAGATGATCATGGATGTTTTGATTTTGATAGGTGTATGTTATATTATCTATCTAATAACGAAAAACAACAACAACTTTCCGCCAGGAGTGGGTTAAGTAATCTTATTGCTGAACGTTATCCTGAATGGAATTGTGAAGAAGAAAGACACGACAAACTTTCGAATTGGGCATATCAGCGTGTTCAGGGTTGTGATGAAGTATATCTTGAAGGATATGCCTTTGCTACTTCTGCACAAGCTGGTGTTCGTTCAATAGCAGAGAATACTGGACTATTAAAGCACAAAATGTGGAAGAATAAAATTTCATTTAAGAGTTATCCCCCTACTGTTATTAAGAAATTCGCAACAGGAAAAGGTAATGCAAACAAAGAGCTGATGTATGAGGCCTTTGTTGGTGAAGCTCTTACCCCCACAGACCTCAAAGAACGATTAACTCCCAAAGCAACAAAAGTAAAAAATCCAATTAGTGATTTAGTGGACGCTTATTTCATCGCAAAATGTGGTGTAGAAGGAATATTATGATATTGAAAGAATTAAACAGAATACCGGCAAGAGTGAGAAATGAAGAGATGATTCTTGACGAATTCACCGATATGGAAGGCAACAGCGAATTTGCTTTCGGCATAGAAACCAACTTAGCTGGCACACCGGCTATGGATAAGTTATGGGAATATATTTCAAAATCAAAAGAAGAGAGTAAGCTTCAACTGGACACTCCCCTGGAAAATATTTCTAAAAGTTTACATTTAGATGATACAGATAATTGGTTTTTTGACAATGTATTAATTTCTGCAATTGCAGAATATAGAAATGAATATCCTATTCGTTTTGCTGGATGCATCAGTATGATGGTTGGTGCTGATCATAACGTATTCTCCGGCAATGAGAAAGCTCCCTTTGTTCTTAATTCGATTTGGGTAAATTTTCAAAAACAACACGAATTTATTCCTATGCATCACCATACAGGACTATTTTCATTTGTGATTATGATGAAAATACCTTATGATTGGAAAGAACAAGCTGAAAGGCCAAATCGGTTGAGTAATTCTCCGTCCGCTGGTAATTTAGAATTTTTATATATTGATATAATGGGTAATATTAAAAGTCTTCCTTATAACTTAGATCCCAGTTGTGAGGGGTTAATGTTGTTTTTTCCTGCAACTATTAGACACATGGTTTATCCTTTTTATGAGTGTGAAGAAGAAAGAATAACTATTTCAGGAAATATCGCGTATGATATCTAAATCAGAATCCAATAAAAAATACTATCAGAAGAATAAGGATAGACTTGCTGAAAAATGGAAGAATGATGAAAAGAGAAAAGCATATTTAAAAGAATATTACAAAAAGAATAAAGAAATTATTCTAGAACGAGCAAGAGAGTGGAATAAACGTAACAAAGAAGCACGAAAACTAATCATTGAACGTGAAAAAAGAAGTAAATTGAAACCTTTTTGGGAGGTTAAGCCCACTAAATAGTCATGAACATAAAAGACTTTCAAGAACTTATTGATT